ACACATAGAAGGCAGGATGGGATAATAGCCGGTGATAACTTCCCCTGTTTCATCTGTAATTGGCACGATAAAAGCAGTATTTTGCACATGGAGAATAGTGGCTAAGCGGTAAAGAAATTTTGTTGTACCCATAAAGCTATTCGGCTTAAACTGCAGCCTTCTACCAAGCTCCTTATATGCACTCCCCCTGATTTCCGGCTTTAATTTTGAACACTGGGTCGCGATAGCATGTATGGCAGCCCGCGTAAGCTCCATTTCATACACGCCGCCCTCATATGTCGTAAAAATGGGCGTATAGCCGGAAAGCATCTTGAAATATCCTCTTATCTGCTCCTTTGATGGCCTCTTAAATATCTTCTCAAACAGCCCCACATTATCACCTGCCTTATATGATGTTGAGATAGTCTTGCAAGTTGTTAAACAGCACTGTGTAAGCAATCAATAAAGAGACAGCACCATCGATGCGCTGTCTCTGGCTTTGACCTTTTACTGGTTTTATGTTGTCATTTTCATCACGTTTTACATTTGTATTAGTCAAGCACCATTTAAGGATAGGATTATTGTTGTAATTGATTTTTTTCGCCATCAAATCAGCCGCCAACTCCTTCATGGGCTGACTTAATGTTTTATACCCCTGGCGCACTTCAATCATGTTCAAGTTTAAGTCCTTCATTTCTTGCACCCAATACTGACTATTCCAAGGGTCATAACCTATCCAGAGCGGTATAATACCATGTTCTTCATACATTCGTTTAAACCAAGTTGTTACGTCAGAGTAGTTCACCTTATTGCCTTCGCATAAGGTTAATAAGCCTCGTTCGGCCCATCTATCGTAAGGGATTTTATCCTCTTTTACTCGTTGTTCCAATAATTCTGCCGGCAAGAAATATTGCTGTATACAATATTTCATATCGCTCCCAGGCTTCATGATTAGAAGTGTTGCGCAACTCAAGTCAGTAGTGCTAGAGAGGTCAACCCCACCTACTGCATAGCAGTCCCTTAATTCTTCTATATCAAAGGTTTTCTCGTTGTTTATCTGGTCGAACGTCAACCAACTTCCAGCAACTGTATCGCGGACGTTAAAATCCTTTGTCAGAACCGTTGGCAGGAAATTCGGATCGTTTTTGGCCCGCTCAACATTCGCGGCAAGTTCTGCAAAGTCTTTTATGACACCAAGGCCCGGGTTAGCCTTTTCCCACATGCGAAAATCTGTCCATTCGCCCCGGTCGTCTAGCTCATATATAAACGCCAAAAAGCGGTCATCTTCAATAATGCCATCAAGAACTTTGCAAGCGTAATCGTATATATCATCAAAGATGCACTCCCTGACAAAGCCAGCAGTAGTAATCATATCTAAAATGGGCTGCTCTCTGGCAGTCATGGACTGCTTCATCACATCATATAAGTTACGGTCTTTGATAGCATGGAGCTCGTCCATAATGCAATAATGCGTGTTAAGACCATCAAGGCTGTTGCTGTCGCTGGCCAATGGCTCAAATTTTGAAAAAGTCACTGGGAAATAAAGGTCCGTCTTTCTTTTTCGCACATGCTTTGACAGCGCCGGTGACTGAGCAATCATATTGTGCGCTTCTGTCCATGTAATTCGGGCCTGGTCCTTCTTTGTTGCGACACTATAGCATTCGCTGCCGCCTTCCCCATCGCCAATGAGCATATATAACCCTGTAGCTGCTTTCTCAGTTGATTTCCCGTTCTTGCGGCCAACTAGGGTAAATACTTCCCGGCAGCGCCTTAAACCAGTCTCTTTATGAACAAAACCATAAACGGCTTGAATTTTAGCCTTCTGAAAAAGTTCCAACCTCATAGGCTGGCCTATCCACTTGCCTTTGCTATGTCGGCAAAATGTTTCGATGAACTCAATCGGCCTTGTCGCTTTTTCAATATCAAAAACCCACGGGTCACGTGGGTTGTCTATCTCATCTATTAGTTTCTGGTACTGCTGCTTCAAACGTTTACAGGCCGCGATCTCCCCGGACCGGATCTTCTCCCAGTAGAGCCTGATGTAGTTCTCGGCCACACTATCGCCGTCCCCGCTTGACGAAGGCCATTAGCTCATTCTCTGCTTGTTTGCTGGCGTCCGGGTCGGGCAGCATGTCGAAGAGTTGCTTGCACACCGCAGCGTAGCGATTAATCATGGTGTTATATACCTTGGTCGCTGGGTGCTCGCGCAAAAACCGCTGGGCACCCTGTTCAAACGCCTCGATAATACCTTGCCGATCTATGATGTATCGGGTCTCCTCTAGGGTGACCCGCATGAAGGCGGCCTCTTGAATTAGGCCGTCAGCCGCTTGCCTCTTATCTTTCGGCAAAAGTTTAAATAGCCGGCGAAGTTTCCGCATCTCTTTGTTTATCGCTTTTTGTTTTTCTTCCTCAGTATAAAGCCTCATATTTCCCACCTGTTTTTCCGGTCATTTTTCACCGGTTTTGTGTCCGAAAATACCCCCCTCATGTGCGAGCTCGTTCCGGGGTTTTCGGAGGTAGGCCACCCGGTATCCTTTGGCGCCCCTGGCTTTTTAAATGGGGGGGGTGCCCCGACAGGTATCAAGTCCCCATCCTCGTTAAACATCACATCTTCCCTCGTCGCACTATACTTGCTTTGGTGCTCTTTGTTGTGGCAGTCCTGACATAGCGCTTCCAAGTTGTCCCAATTCAATGTTATGTTCGGATCATTTATGTTTGCCGGTGTCAAGTATACCTTATGGTGCGCTATCGTTGCCGGCGCTCCGCATCGTTCACAAATAAAAAACTTGCTTCGCATGAAAGCAAGTCTGCAATCTTCCCACGCTTTGCTATTGTAAAACCATTCGGCCCATGGCTGTGCCACAGCATCAACTCCAATATAAAAAGCACCTATTGACTCCTCAAGACCAAAAGCCGCCCTGCCGGACGGCCCTGCTTCAGAATACATTTTTACTTACTATCATACTACCAGGGAAAAAACGGACATTGCGGACAAATTTAAGCACCCTTTAAAAATCTGTCATGCATTTTACGAAGGCTATCCGCCGTATTCCCTCCCCCAATGCTCGCCGCCACCTGATCCCATGTCAGTCCATTGACATGGCGAAGGATAACTACCTGCCGGATCAGACTGTCGTCAATGGTCTCCACGAATTCATAGACTTCCTGCCGCAAATCCATAAGCTCGTCCACTCTGCGCTGGAGCTGCTTCTTTAGCCGCTCCACCTTCGCGCTCCGCTCATGCACCAGGCCCTTAATCGTATAAGTGGTTTCGATGTAGGGGTGCTCGCTGAGAGAGCCTTTGACTTTGTCGGTGACGATCTCGCTCTCCAGGGTGAGGATCTGCTCCTGGAGTAGCTTGATCTCGCTCTTGAGGTGCCGCACCTGCTTGAGCTTCTGCCGCGTCATCGGCCACCCCTCCCCGGTTTGGGCCGCTCTTCCATGATGGCGGCGTAGTAGAGTTCCTCGCCCCGCAGTTCCGCCGGAGCCAGGATGATCCCGGTTATGTCCTGCGGCTCCGGCCGGGTGTGGTGTTGCAGGGCTTGGAATAGCTCGGGACGCTTGTCCGCTATCAGCTCGCCCAGGGTGAGAAATGGCCTTACTTCGCGGATGAGGATTTTGTATTTCATGGAGCGGCCCCCTTTCGTCTTTCCCTTGCTGCTTGCTCTACCTGCAGGTTGAAGATTGAACGTTGGACGCTTCGGGCCAGCTTGTCGTTAAACTCTTTGATGTATTCCCGCTTGATCTCGAATCCGTATGCTTCCCGGCCCAGCTGTTCGGCGGCAAGAAGCGTCACCCCACTTCCGGCCACCGGGTCGATCACCACGTCGCCGGGATCGGTGAATATCTCGATCAGGTTTTTCAGTAGATGTATGCTCTTTTGTGTAGGGTGAATTTTCGGCGTTGTCGTGTCCCGCGCGTAGTCCATGCAGTTGAAGATCATCTTCCCGTTATTTCTGAATTTCGGCAACTTGTCCCGGTAAAGAAGTACTCCATATTCGCAGTTGCCGACGATCCGCATGTTGGCTTTGAGCACCTGGGCTGAATAGTTTTTGCGAAAAACCAGGTTGATGTAGTTGGGAAAGCCGTATTTCCTGCCTTGCTCGATAAGCATAAACTGCTGCTCAAACTCGCAGAACACGATTATGCAGCCCGCCTGATTCCGCTCCCTCGGCTCCTTTTTCAGCATAGTGCTGACAAAGTGCATAAACTCAGCGATCCGAAAATCCTTGTCGGTATCAAAAAACACCTTCCCCGCCAGTTCGCTTTCTCCGTTCTTGTTGTCGCCGTCTTTATACCATTGAGGGTTAGAAGCATAGGCGTTTATTCCGATGTTGTAGGGTATGTCTGCAATAATGAGCTGCGCCTTCGGTATGCTATAGCGCTTATAGTTTTGGAAGTGATCGTGTATAAGCTCCATCATGCGCTCTCCCTCTTGCTCTGCAGAATTTCCGCAACCGTCACGTGCAGCCGCTGCTCGCGGGCGTATGCCTCGTATAGCTCCGCGATACGGTCCGGCTTTCCGGCGATCGCCGCGATTATCATGCGGTAAATTAAGGCGGTAGCGGTCATGGTCAGATCCCCCTCTCCTGTAAATCCTCCGCATGATGCCGAATGTCGGTTTCGGTCATGGTCCGGTCATGTTAAAATCCTCCCGTTGGATGTTTTGGCAAGGGCATCCAGTGAGTGATCACCAGCCCGCGCCCGTGGTAAAATTCCTCTGAAAATATCGCCCTATTATCGGCATAAACCTTGCAGAAACCATACATTACCTTTGGTATGCGGTGGTGATATGCCGCGAGCAGAACATAGCCGCTTTTTTCAGGCGGTTCGGTAATAGGTCGCCAGTCCACATCAGATCCCCCTCTCCATCAAATCGTCAATCCCCCGGCAGAGGATGTATTCCCCGCCCGCCGCTTCGAGGTCGGACTGGAATTTCTTCTGGTGTTCGGACTGCCGCCCGCGGGCTGTTTTCAGCTCAATAAAAAGGACGCGGCCATTTTTTACGGCAACCAGGTCCGGGATGCCACGGTAGGAGCCAAGGCCCTGAAGGACGTGGAAGCAGAACCATTGCCGATAGGCGAGGTAGTCCTTAATTTGACGGCGAATGTCGGTTTCGGTTAGGGTTGCCATCACAATCTCACCTTCCGCCACACCTTAATAAACCGCCGAATATTCACCTTGCCGTTATTCTGCGCCAGGGCACGGGTCAGGTCGGCTATGAATAGGCGCAGGGTTGGGGTTACTTTACGCACCAAATACGCCTCCCTTCCGGGGTTTAATCTTGTTTTCCTCTGCCAGAC